AGTGTACTACCAAGTATAAATAACGTTCAAAGAGTGAAAGTATAAGACAAATTAAGGATGATTGCCTTAATATTTCTGATTGCAATTGCTGCTGCAAGCCCAGTATACCAGAGATGCTTCCAGGATGGGGCTATAGTGAAGCAAAACCCATCCAAAGACGCAGTTACAGAAGTCTGCCTTAAAGATGATGTTAGCATGATAAAGACCGAAGCAAAATATATGAAAAATGATACGGGAACATTTTCAAATAATGTAGCTATGAGAAAGTGGTTGGTTGCAGACTGGCATGATTGTAGGCCCCAAAAATCATCTGGAGGCCACATCAATGTAATAGAAGTTGGTGATGATCTCTCATTGCACACAGAAGCATACATTTGTAGTGCTGATTGTATGATAAGTGTTGATAAGGAAACAGCACAAATAAGGCTACAAACAGACAGCACCAACCACTTTGAAATAGCTGGGACAACTGTAAAATCAGGTTGGTTTAAAAGCACAACTTACATAACACTAGATCAAACATGTGAACATCTGAAAGTCTCATGTGGCCCAAAGTCCATACAATTCCATGCATGTTTCAATCAGCATATGTCTTGTGTAAGATTCCTGCATAGAACAATATTGCCAGGTTCTATAGCAAACTCTATATGCCAAAATATTGAGATAATTATCCTTGTAACATTAACGCTATTAATCTTTATATTTCTTAGTATACTTAGTAAGACGTATATCTGTTACATTTTAATGCCTATGTTCATACCTGTGGCTTATATATATGGTTGGATTTATAACAAATCTTGCAAGAAATGTAAGTTATGTGGTTTAGTATATCATCCATTTACTGAATGTGGAACCCATTGTGTGTGTGGTGCTAGATATGAAACATCTGATAGAATGAAGTTGCATAGATCTTCTGGATTATGTCCAGGGTATAAGAGTTTAAGAGCTGCAAGAGTAATGTGTAAGTCAAAAGGTCCAGCATCGATTCTGTCGGTACTAACTGCTGTTCTCATATTAACATTTGTAACACCTATGAATGCATTAACCCTAGGTTCTTCAGAGGAGAACTACAAACTGGAGAATCTACCAGATGATATGTTGGACATGGCTGAAAGGATAGATATTTACTATTTAAGCATTATCTTAAATTATAGTATAACCTGGGGCTTAGTAATACTCCTAGGTTTAACTTTCATCCTATTCAGAAGATTCCAGCATAGATTCTTAAATTGTTATGCCATGTATTGCAGTGAATGTGACATGTACCATGATAAGAATGGTTTAGTAAGGAATGGTGACTTTACAAACAAGTGTAGACAATGCACTTGTGGGCAGTATGAAGATGCAGCTGGATTAATAATCCATCAAAAATCATATAATTGTCTGATTAAATATAAAGCAAAGTGGATTCGAAATATACTGTTAACATATATCATATTAATACTGATTAAAGACTCTGTTCTACTGACATCTGCAGAAGGCCCTGATTTTTCTGTATGTATAGAACAAAAGGCAATATCTTGGAATTGCACTGGCCCTTTCCTAAACCTTGGAAGATGCGAAAAGACTCAGAAAAAAGCCAGCTATGCTACAATTGCTACACAGTTAAGAAGTATAGATGCAATATCAGTCTTAGATATCCCAATGATTGCAAAGATACCAGAAGATATATCTGGGGCACTGAAATACATAGAGAGTTTAAAAACTTACCATGAGCAATTGACGGCAGAATATGCTATGCTGACTAGATATTGTGATTATTACACTCAATTTAGTGATAATTCTGGTTATAGCCAGACAAGCTGGAGGAAATTCTTAAGATCACACGATTTTGAATCTTGCATAATTTACCCAAATCAACACTTTTGTAGATGTGTCAAACAAGRTGAGAAATGTAGCAGTGCTAAATGGGACTTTGCAAGTGAAATGAAAGGATGTTACTTGAATAAACAAGCCAAATTTAACAAAGATTTAAATTTAGCCTTATCTACCTTTCACAAAGCTTTCAGAGGGACTCCAACCTCTTATGTAACAGAATTGATATCAAAGAACAAAAATAGCTCCTTGTTAATGTATGTATCAGAAATAAAAAGAAAATTCCCAGGGAATGCACTGCTAGTTGCATTATTAGATTTTATAATGTATTTACAATCATTGAGCGAGATCTCTGGCTTCGAACTTGGGGATGAATGGGAAGACTTTAAATATGATCCAGAACCCACAGAGCCAGCTTTGATGCCAAGATCGCACAGGTCCGATCAATATAATTTTAAAAATGCTGCCAGTGTTAGTAAGACAAAAACTTGCAAAAATATAAAAAGAGTCTTATGTTTATCTCCCAGATCAAGAGCAACATTTGATGATGTTGTAGCATGCGGTGAGTTTGCAAACCCCTCTGTATATATGTTACCAAATATCACTATATACCAATCGAATATAGAGAGGAGTCATTATTGCATTGCTGATTCGCATTGTCTAGAAGAATTCGAATTGGTAAAGCCAGAGCTTCTAACTGCATTAAAAAAGTCAACATGTTGGGCTGGAGAAATTGATGATATAGTTCTACATAAACAAAGTGATGGCCTGAGGAGCTGTAGAATAAAAGACACAGGAACCTGCGATGTATTAGGCAATGAATGGACTATAGTTTTATGTGAAAACAATAATTTCTATTATTCTGAAGTGCATAGAGATTATGATAAAGATCAAGATATAGGTCATTTTTGCCTAAGTCCGCGTTGTAATATAATTAGATACCCAATCAACCCTAGGCATATAAGAACCTGCAAGTGGCAAATTTCACATTCTACAATAGATAAAATTACCGTACATGAGTTGGCAGATATTGAACAATATAAAAAAGCTATTACGCAAAAATTGCAAAACAGTTTGTCCATATTCAAATACAAAAGGACAAAGAATTTACCACATATAAAGCCAATTTATAAATACATTGCAATAGAAGGTACAGAAACAGTAGAAGGTATTGAAAATGCTTATATTGAATCCGAAATACCAGCATTGGCAGGTACTGCTATAGGTTTTAAAATCAATTCAAAGGATGGCAATCACTTGATGGATGTAATAGGATATGTAAAGAGTGCATCTTATTCATCTACATACACAAAATTATACACAACTGGGCCAACAATAGGGATCAACACGAAGCATGATGAAAAATGCACTGGGAGCTGTCCTACACAAGTCAAGCATAAAACCGGTTGGTTAACATTTGCAAAAGAAAGAACAAGTACATGGGGGTGCGAAGAGTTTGGATGTTTGGCTATTAGCGATGGCTGCGTATTTGGGTCATGTCAGGACATAATAAAGGATGAATTGACCGTTTATAGGAAAACCACTGACGAAGTAACAGAGCTGGAATTGTGCCTGACTTTTGCAGACAAGACTTATTGCACAAATTTGAATGCTGTTACACCTATAATAACAGATAAATTTGAGGTGCAATTCAAAACCGTGGAATCTTACTCATTGCCAAGAATTATTGCTGTCAAAAACCATGAAATCAAGGTTGGACAAATTAATGATATTGGAGTCTATTCAAAAGGATGTGGTAATGTACAAAAGGTAAATGGAACAAGTTATGGAAATGGTGTACCAAAATTTGATTATCTATGCCATCTAGCAAGTAGAAAAGAAGTTATCATTAGGAAATGCTTTGACAACGATTACCAGGCTTGTAAATTTTTACAGACACCTTCAAGTTATAGGCTTGAAGAACATCAGGGCACAGTAACAATAATAGATTACAAAAAAATACTGGGTTCTATTAAAATGAAGGCAATCTTAGGAGATGTCAAGTACAAAAATTATGCTAGTAATATTGATATCAATGCTGAAGGTTCTTGTGCTGGATGCATTAACTGTTTTGAGAACATACATTGTGAGTTCACAATTCATAGCACAGTGGAAACCAGTTGTCAAATTGAAAGCGACTGTACAAGTTTCCATGACAGGGTGTTAATAACACCAAATGAACATAAATATGCTTTGAAATTAATATGCCATGACAAACCTGCTTCTTCGCTTAAATTTAAAATTTGTAACACGAAAGTCGAGGCAGCTATGACTTTAGTAGATGCGAGACCCATAATAGAGTTAGCACCTGTGGATCAAACCGCTTATATTCGAGAAAAAGATGAAAGATGCAAAACTTGGATGTGCAGAGTTAGGGATGAAGGAATACAGGTTATTTTTGAGCCTTTCAAAAATTTATTTGGCTCATATATAGGTATCTTTTACGCTATAGTAATATGTATTATTGTATTATTTTTAATCGTTTATATAGTGCTACCAATTTGCTTCAAGCTCAAAGACACTCTAAAGCAACATGAAGATGCATACAAAAGGGAAATGAAGATTAGGTAAGCAAGATAGCTTTATATTTTCTAAGGGGTACTTATATAAGTGGGTTGGGGTCAAAAATAATAACGGCTATATTAAAGATTGAAACATTATATATACTTGGTAGCACACTACT